TTGATTATCATTTAAATTATAAAGGGATGATTCTCCAAAATTAATATTGGCTCCAGTAAATCCTTCTCTTGACGTTTTTCTTGATGTTGTAAGAGAAGAAGTTGTACTACTATCGCTAGAACCTCCTGCAACGTCTTGTGTAGCCATTGCTTTTTTAGCCATAGCTGCTTTAGCTAGTTCAGTTTTTTTCCCTGAAGTATCCATATCAGATGTTTCCATATCATAAGTTTCCGCGTCAGATCTTGTCATATCAGACCTTGTCATATCAGACCTTGTCATATCAGATAATCCTTCCATTATTTTACCCATATTACAGCAACCACAAACCGTGTGACTGACGAGGATTAAATATACAACACCAATTAAAATTAGAATCTCTAGATTCAACTTATATCCAAAAATTGAGATATCCATATTATACATATTTCATAGATAATATTTTTCTTTTATTTTTTTCTAAAAGTAAATCAATTGCCGCGTTATAATCGTAAAATTTAATATTTCCAATATAAAAAGAATCTGTGCTAGTTAACAAATGATATAATTTATCGTGATTTTTATTTATTTTTGTTTTATTTTTATCAAATGTAAGAGTTGTAAAATCTTGTTTTTTATCACAAATTAATAAATTCGACGTTCCTTCAATAATTAAATTTTTGCCTAAATTATATTCGAACTGGTCTAAAATATTTTTACCATTTATTTCAACAATTCCATAGACTTTTTCGTTATGTTCAAGTATATCACCAACATTAATGTCTTTAATATTTTTTAATCCACCTTCTTTAAGTTTAATTTTAGTATCGCCTTTAAATCCACTATCTAATTTATTATGAATTTCCTTTGAATTATTAATATGAATAAAAGGGTTAAACATAATTTCATCTATATCTTTATCATAAATTTCGTCCCAATCAGTAAATGTATATCCTCCAATTTGAATTGTTTTATTAGTTGTATTTAAACAATATAAGTAGGGTTCTGTATAGGATAAATATTTGATTGCGTCAGGATGTTTAGATACTGGAATCCATTTATCAAAATATTGAATAATATGTGAATCAGATACAATAACGTCATTTAAATTATACATGTCCGACCCTTTAGTTTCAACTTTAATACAAGCAGTAACTTCATTATTGTCAATTAAAATATCACCAGTTTTAATTTCCGTTATTTTCTTTATAGAACCATCGTTCATTTTAATTTCAGTATTTTTGTCAAAACATTTAATCTTTGGAATGCTTAAACTAGTTTTAACATGTAAAACATCAATCATAAATGCTAATATTATAGACATAGGAATAGCAATTGCCACAAAAATAACAGTATTAGCAGCAGCAGCACCCCATGTAAACGGGACTAACCAAAAAACACTAATCATAACAGATAGCGTAATTAAAATTGTAATAATAAATTGAGCAATCGCACCCATTAAGGATTGAAGTGTATAATATGACCCTAATAATGTAAACAAACCAGCTGTCATAGTGCCTTGAATTTTGCTCAATAAATCTTTAAAACTAATAACAATTTGTTGTAATGGTATAGTAAAGTTTATAATTCTTCCCATTATTTCTTGAGTAACTTCTTGAAACATTGTTCTAACTTTATCAAACATAGCTCTTACAGATTGAATATTATTTTTAATGTTTTCTGCCATATTGTTTAATATATTTGTAACAAATGTAAGTGGTTCTACAGCTGTTCCAGTAACACTTGATAGAATATTTTGAGTACAGTATGTAAAGTTTTGAGATGTATAGTCGCTAGCAGAAATTCCTTCTGGATGAGTAATTAATCCAGCAAAAGGAATAATATTAGGTTTACATCTTTGGTTAGGCCAATCATCAATAATAGGTTGAACATTTACCATTATTAAACAATACGAGATAATCAAAATAAGTATAATAGTTATAATTATAAATATTATTACAGACCCTCCATATTGGTCAAAATAATTTAATTTTTCATACATTTTCATTATATTTTGTAATCCTTGATTATCCATATATAGTATACTCATAGAATACATTTCAAATTATTACAAAATATAAAAATTAAATATGAAGTATTTTTACAAAATGATCCTCCCAATCCCAAAATATTTCATTTCCTATCTTAATTTTGTGATTGCTTGTAATTAAGCAACTGAACCACTCTATTTGATTGTTAGTTGGAACGGCTTTTGAGTAATTTTCTACCTTAATAAATTGATTCGTTTTTTCGTCAAATACTAAATGTGAGCCAGTAACAAATATATCATCACTATCTACACCTGCTTTTTTAATTAAATATAATGGAACAGGATCTCTCTTATTATCAATCTTCATAATAGATTCGACAATGGAACCATCTTCTAAAATATCTCCTAAATCAATGGTTTGAATTTGTTTAATTATTCCGTTACGTAATTTAATACGAGTATTAGGGTGAAAACATTTTCCTAGAGCCCTAACCATTTGTCCAGGAGGTCCATTCCATGTGCTATTCATAGTTTTAATACTTCCATCCATTACATACATAAGACTTAACATGATTGCAATTGTTTTTCCAATTAAATCTTTAATGCCAATAGTAATTTTTTGAAATTCAATAATTAAATTTAAAAACACCCCAAAAACAGATTCAATGATATTAGAAAATAATGTACGAATTTTGGAAAACATAGCTCGAATAGAATTAAGTTCATTCATAAAATTACCCATCATACTTCCAAGTGAATCAGTAATAAATGTTAATGGCTGTAATAAGTAACCCATGAAATTTGTTTGCATTGATTGAATACAATATGTGAAATTTTCTTCCATATCATCTGCTAAAGGCATATACATTGGATTACAACGGTATAAAGGCCAATTAGATTTAATTTCAGCTAATTGACTATAATAGAATACACCAGCAATATATATTGCGAATGCTAGATTTATATATAAAAAATTAATCCAGTTTTTTCCAGATGGCATAACTTATAATATAAATATAAAATTATTAATTAAATTTAGTTTATATTTTATTTTAAAAATATATTTAATTAATAATGAATTTATTATCAAATCAAACTGCTGGTAAAAATGTAAATGGTTTTATAAAAAATTTCTATTTTGATAAGGATATGAATTATTATATATGTAGTTATGGAGGTTCAGGTTCAACTATTTTATTTAATTATTTAGCTAATTTTGGTAATGTTTATCATATTCATGACAGATATCCACCAAAAAAATTACAATATGTAGGAAAAGAAAATACAAATGAAGATGTTTATAGTGAATGGTTTAATGGAGTAGAAATTCCAGAAGAAAATTTAAAAAACTATAAAATAATATTTATTTATAGGCACCCAATTCCAGTAATATATTCCAGATTTGCTCAATACAACGGTCCAAATATACCTCATTTAAAAAATATAAAATGTATAAATAATGGAAATATTTACATATATGATGTTATAAAATTTAAAAAAGATTTTTATGGCATTGAAAATTTTTTTGATAGTTACATGATACCCAATGATAGAAATTATGATATTTATGGTGTAAAATATGAATTATTTTGGAATAATATAAGCCTATTTAATAATTTTATGGGAATTCCTGATATTAAAGAGTTATATCCAATTAGAAAAGAACATAAAAAAAAATTCAGCTTTGTAAATGAGTTTAATTTTATTTATAAATCGTTAATAAATAAAATGAATAGAGCGAGATTTATAGAAATAATAAAACCAATTACACCTTTGGAAGAAAAAAATATTGAAGAAAATATATTTATTTAATGCTTTCTGTGCTTATGACTCTTTTTATGTTTACGACTACGTTTTGTGTTTTTTCTATAGGCTTTTCTGGTTCTTTTTTTACCACCACTCATACATCCCCATAACCAATCAGGGTTGCCTCCTTTTCTAGAACGTCTGCGCTTACTACCGCCCATTTTTGTTGCTCCACTATCTAAAGCGGCATTTGCAGCCATTTGAGTAGATGTTTGAGAATTTCCCTGTATTTGATTATTTGGATTAGTTCCAGGCCCTCCTTGTGATTCATAAAGCATCTGATATTGCGGAACTTCTATATCAGATGCTCCTCCATAGGCTTTGCGTTTTCTATTTCTACCTCCAGCCAAACTATTATTTGCTTTTGTTTGAATTTCAGCATCAACACTCATACTTTGAATTGCTGAATCACGAGGATTACCAGAGGTCATTCCTTTTTGTGTTGGAACCATCATTCCAGGAACAGAATTATTGTTAGTCATTTAATATATATAAATATTTTATAAATATTTTATTAATAAAATATTAATATATTGGTTTAAAAATAAAATACTTAATATCTTTTATAGGTATAATGGACGATAAACAGAGACTACAGCTTCAAAATATGATTAAGGCAAATAATGTTGAAGACCAAACAGATTTAATACGTAATTTAAAACACAGTCAGGTTTTACGCAATGAAGTAAATAATATGATTTTAGTTAAGGCTAAACATAGAGGCGATGATGAAAAAATATATAATGAAGGTGTTAATGAATGTAGTTTTTTGTTCACATATTACACTGATATATTTAATAAAATTAGAAAGGATGAGATTGAAATTGGTTTATTAAATAAATTTTTAGATGTATTGAGAAAAATTGAAGACGGCGAATTAGATCAGCACGAAGGTTCATTTATGGTTGGAACAATTTTAAAGGAATTATATGTTGACAGTGCTCTAAAGAAATCTGAAAAACTCGATGAAAAAGCTGAAAATGAACCTGAACCCAAGAAAGCTGAGGTAAATATTAGTTGGAGTCAATTTAAGAAAATGAAGTAATCATAAGGTAAAATAACATAAATATATTCCTCAATAACATATATTTATGTCAAAAAAATATTCCACAACTACAACTCTTGTAATAGTTGAATCTCCTGCTAAATGTAAGAAAATTGAAGAATATTTAGGTCCAGGTTATAAATGTATTGCTTCTTATGGACATCTAAGAGAAATACCTTCTCTCAAAAATATTGACATTGAAAACAATTTTAACCCAACATATACAGTTATTGATAATGCTATAAAGAAAAAACAAATAGAAATTTTAAGAAAGGAAATCAAAAATGCTCACGAAGTTATACTTTCTAGCGATGGTGATAGAGAAGGTGAAATGTGTTCAATGTCAATAATAGAATTATTTAAGTTGCCATTAAATACAAAGCGTATCACATTTAATGAAATAACAGAATCCGCAATTCAATGTGCTATAAAAAATCCGAGAACAATTAATATGGATATAGTTCATGCTCAACAAGCGCGTCAAATATTAGATATATTAGTTGGCTTTAAGATTTCGCCGATGTTGTGGAAATTTATAACAAAACCAAAAGGAAAAGAACATTCTTTAAGTGCTGGAAGATGTCAAACACCTGCTTTGCGATTAATTTATGATAACGACGAAGATATAAAAAAGTCAGAAGAGAGAAAAGTGTATAATACTACTGGTTACTTTACAAATTCAAATATTGCTTTTGATTTAAGTCCTCAAGGAAAACATGAATCTGAAGACGAAATAACAGATTTTTTGGATGGTTCTGCTGATTTCTCTCATATTTACAATTGCTCACAGCCTGTTAAAGTATATAGAAAACCTCCAGAGCCATTTACAACATCAAGGATTCAACAAGTTGCTAGCAATGAACTACATTATGCGCCAAAGGAAACAATGCGAATTTGTCAGCTACTATATGAAGGTGGCTATATAACATATATGAGAACAGATTCGAAGACATATAGTGTCGAGTTTTTGGATACTGTGAAGGAATATATTATGACCACTTATGCTGAGGGAGAAAAATATGTTAGTGAAAATATTGACAGCATGACGTTACATGAACCTAAAAAAAGGAAGAATAATGATAAAGTGGTACCGCAAGACAAAGACATCAATCTACAAGAAGCTCATGAGGCTATTAGACCTACTAATATTTCTCTCTGCGAACTCCCGGAAAATATGGATAATAAAGAAAAACGAATGTATAAATTAATTTGGGAGAACACTTTAGAGAGCTGTATGACTTCTGCTTCTTTTCATTCTGTTACAGCAAATATATCTTCATTTCAAGAAATGAAATTTGTTTATACAAGTGAATTAATTGATTTTCCTGGATGGAAAATTGTAGCAAAAAAATATTCAATTGAAAATAACGAATATCACTATCTACAACAAATAAAACAAAATTCAGTTATTCCGTATAAAAAAATTTGTGCAAGAGTTTCAATTAAAGGAACAAAACAACATTATACCGAGGCAAGGTTGGTTCAACTTCTAGAGGAAAAGGGTATAGGTAGACCTTCAACTTTTTCTTCTCTCGTTGACAAAATTCAGGAAAGAGGTTATGTTAAAAAGGAAGACGTAAAAGGTAATGAACTTATATGTAAAGACTATGAATTAGAAAATGATGAAATATGTGAAATTGAAACAAAGAGAGAATTTGGAAAGGAAAAGAGTAAACTTGTATTACAACCATTAGGTAGAGTTGTTATAGAATTTTTAAAAAAACATTTTAATGACTTATTTGATTATAATTATACTTATCTTATGGAAGAATCATTGGATAAGATAGCCAAGGGTCAGCAAGAATGGGTTGCCCTTTGTGATAAATGTAATAAACAAATAGACAATCTAGTTAATGGGTTAAAAGATGAAAGTAAAATAGAGATAAAAATAGACGAAAATAATACTTACATGATAGGCAAATATGGACCTGTTATTAAATGTGTCGAAGAAGTAGATGGTAAAGAAGAAATTAAATTTAAGCCTATTAAAAAAGAGGTAGATATTAAACTTCTTGAAAAAGGTAACTTCACAGTTGAAGACATAATTGATACAAATAAGACTACAAAAAGTCAATATATTTTAGGACAACATAATGGGAAAGATGTTATATTAAGAAAAGGCAAATTTGGTCTTTACATATCGTGGGGTGAAAATTCAAAGACATTAAAAGAACTAGGAAATAGACCAATCGATAATATTACATTTGATGAAGTTAAAAAATATTTAGATAAAGGTAGCAACTTAATTAGAGAGATAAGTTCAAGTATATCCATTAGGAAAGGTCCGAAAGGGGATTACATTTTTTATAAAACATCAAAAATGAAAAAACCAGAATTTAAGGATATAAAATTGTTTACTTCAGAAACAACAGAAGATTATAAAATATGCGATATAACTATTTTAAAATCATGGTTATCTTATAAATATGGTATTTAATTTATCGATGATTTGGCGTCGGATATAATACACTATTACTATTTCTAAGTAGTTGCGGCAGTTGTAATGTAAATTCAATAGCAAAAGAATAATTAAAATTACCAAAATCAACAAGTCTTCCATTATGATATCTAATTTTAATATGAAATCTTCGCATTTTTTCTGCTGGAGGATAATAGAACTTATATGGCAATGAATCACGGTCAAACCACTGTGCTATTGGAGTTGTTGGAATAGCAATTTTAGCAAACGATGAATTAGCTACACCATTAGTTGAATTTGTTGTTAATGTATAACTACTAACATTATAAGGAGATGTTTCATCTATACAATTTTGTCCAGCAATTTCCATGTACATATAACCTGGACCCATAAAATTAATTTTAAAAGGACATACAACCCATTGAACGAGAGAATTTGGTAATAGAGAATTTGGTAATAACCAGTATCCGTTGTCTCCTGGAAAAATATCTCCATAATAAAATCTAGGGATGTTTTGCCCATTATATTTTGCTAAATTAGGTTCATTAATTAAATTAAATGTATTTGATGAAGAAACATTAGTTCTAGGTAACCCTAAATTACCAGGTAATCCCCACTCACTGAAATCAGGAAGTTGTGCGTTAAAACTACATTTTAATGTTTCAGTTAAAGCATCTTTTACAACTATTGTTTCATTCGTTAAAATAAATCCATCACATATATTACCAAACCATATTTTTTGACCAACCGTATCGTAAACAATAACAAAATTTGTATATCCTCCAACTGAATTTAATTCATCTAATGCTGTTATATATTCTGTTTGTTCATCAGGAGTTTTTGTTGGATCTGTTGATTTTTCTATAAAATAATTTGACAATTTAATTGTAATAGCATTATTAAATTTATTTGTTAATTCAACAACCATTTGTTGTGGATTATAAAACCCGTCTTGTATTGTAATTATATAATTTTCTGTTTGTGATAAAAATAAACATTCGTGTGTTTTTTGAACTAAAATATTAGAGACGCCATTAATATTTGCATCATAAGGATTATTTATTTTAAATGACATAACATTATTATCATTGTTTTTAGAAAATGTATTATAATTAGATGGGAATGTCCAGCTAACAAGTCTAAGAGCAACAACATTTAATAAATCTTCAGGTAGTTCAATTTCGAATTCGGAAGCATTAGGATATTTTAGAATATTTCTATCTTCAGAATGAATTGAAACATATTTTCTATAAAACATATACTCTTGTGAATTAGGTATTAATGGATGGTTTGTATTTGTATTAAACATATTTGTATTAAAATTATTAAATTGGGATGACCTATCAGACATATTAGATTGAGATAAAAATGATGATTTGTTGTCCATTATAATATAATATAATATAATATATAGTACTTTTTTATATTAATATATTATTTAATAAAATAAAAACAATATATTATATATTGGTATAATATGTCTTTATCGGGTCAAATATCAAATTTTGGAGGTAGAATACCTACTACTACACAAAATATTAAACAATTTGTTGAATCTTCTACCGCGAGTCAAGCAAATTGGGTTTTTTTAAGAACAGCTAACCCAGGATATAATATGTATATAACTCCTGCTAATAAAAATAATTCAGTTTACATAAATAAAGATTTAATTGTAAATGGTCAAATTTTGTTTCCGTCTGATAAAAAACTAAAAGAAGATATTGAACCAATTTCACATTCTAAAATAGAAAAATTATTAGATTTAGAACCAGTTGAATATAAATTAAAGGCTGATATAAAGAAGAAAAAACATTATGGTCTTATTGCTCAAGATATAGAAGAAATATATCCGGAATTAATAAATGATAATAATTTAGGATTTAAAAGTGTAAATTATATGGAATTAATTCCATTGATTTTATTGAAGATGAAAAACATGCAAAAAGAAATAGATGAATTAAGAGAACAGCTTGTAACAATGAAAAAAGATGTATAAATTAATATTATTATTATATATTAATATATATGAAAGATTGGTATTCAGGTATATATAAAGGATTTATAATTTCATCAATTATATTATTTGTAATTGGATTTTTATCTGAAGGCAATGTTTCTTTAGGCGCATATATAACAGGTTACTCTGTTTTGATTTTAGGTGTAATGATGATTGTAGCGTTTTTATTTAATAGAATGAAAATAGAAGAAGGCGAACCTTTTCTTCAGATTTTATACACAATTTTATTAACAGGAGGGCCTTTTATATTAATGTTTTTTGTTATAGCGTTCACGTTGTATCTAATGATAAAATATAAACCTATTATTATAGATAATCATGTTTCAAGCAGTTATAATTCATTTAGTAATATAAATATAATACTTATTATAATTCAATTATATATTGTTTATACAAATATTACAACAGATAGTTTTGAAAAAACTGGTAAAATATCTAAAGTTACATCTAGTATGGTATATTTATTAGGCATTTTATCAGGCATTTCATCAATAATTTTATATACAATCCTAAAATATTTCACAACAGACGGTTTTACACAAGCGTAATTAGTTTACTTTAATAAATTTATATGTTAACCCGTAATTATGTTGTGTTTCCCAAACGCCGGATATTTTAAGAATAAATGAACAAAGAGATTTGTTATCAATATAAGTATATATTTTTAAATTTCCGTTTTTTAATTGTTCATTAATTTTAAATTGTGGAATTTTATCTTTAATTTCACATTTTTTAAGAAGGTTTTCTTCAATTATTTTAAGGTTATCAATAATATCCTTATGATTTAATACATTAAAATTACATTTATACTTTGTATAGAATTTTTCGGTTAAAATATCGTTAAGTGTTAAAAGTAAATAAATTCCATTTAACGTAAAATTATGGGTTGAATAAATTATTCTGATAAAATTACCTTCATTCATCACATTATTTTTTATAGGTTCACAAAAAAAACAATTATTTTCGTCGTATTGGTCAATTCTTTTAACAATATTCATTGTAACTAATATATATCTTATTATGTTTTTAAGTTGTATATTAGACCATTAAAATAAAAATAAAAAGAAAAATACTAATAAGGTATTTGAATATATCCGTAAAATTAGACCAGATATTGACTCTTTAAGTTCTTTTATAATATATATTAATTCCGAAGTTAAAGAATCTTTAAGTGAGTTTTACATATTTTAATTATAACCGCCTTTCTGATTTAATGGACTGATAAATATAAATAAGTTATATTATATAATAAAGATTATATACATTATATAATATTCAATGAAATTTTATGAAACGCATTTTGAAGAATACATAACTGAAAATAATAGAGAGAATTTACACCCAAAATTAAATAAAATATATGAAAAATTTCCAAAAAATTTAGACCAGCTTAAAAATTTAATATTTTTTGGTCCAAGTGGCACAGGAAAGTATACTCAAATGTTAAAATCAATTAAAAAATATAGCCCAACAGAATTAAAATATGAAAAAAAAATAAGTTTAACCTATAATAAACATCAATATTTTTTTAAAATAAGCGATATTCATTATGAAGTTGATATGTCTCTCTTAGGTTGTAATTCAAAACTACTTTGGCATGAGATTTATCAACAAATCATAGACATTATCTCAGCAAAAACAGATAAGTTAGGTATAATAGTTTGTAAATATTTTCATGATATACACAGTGAATTATTAGAAAATTTTTATAGTTATATGCAACAAAATAAGTCAAACTCAATCGATTTAAAGTTTATAATCATAACCGAAGAAATCAGTTTTATTCCTGATAATATTCTAAATTGTTGTGAAAAAATTAATATTAGTAGACCTACTAAAACCTTATATATTAAATGTGTTAAAACAAAACTTCCCTCAAATCTTAAACCTGAAAACATAACAAATATAAAGATACTTCATAACTATAATGAAGAACTCATGTTACAGTATAAAATTATTTGTAATAAAATAATAAATAACATAATAAACATTAATGAATTACAATTTCTAAAATTTAGAGATACACTTTATGATATATTCATATATAACCTTGATATAACTAATTGTATTTGGTATATTCTCTCTTCATTAATTAAACAAAATTTTATAAAGAGAGAACATTTGTCTAAAATATTGATAAAGACATACACATTATTTCAATATTATAACAATAACTATAGACCAATATATCATGTAGAAAATTATCTTTTGTATTTGGCTAAGTTAATTCATAGATTTTAATCTTATTTACTCCATGGATAAGTTTGACGTCCACTTGTGGCATATGTGACATTTCTATTATAGAAATTAAAACTTCGTATATAACTGCTCATTGGTACTGGAATAATATTATTTGCTTGAGCAACAAAGTAAAAATTATTATAATTATTAGGAACGCCTCTTCTATAAGTAATCGCACTAGTATGAATAGCCATTTATAATATAATATAATATAATATAATATAATATTATACAAAATATTTTAATACTTAAAGTTTATAATTCATATTTGTCTATGAATTATAAAAACGCATTTGAAATACTAGAAATAAATTTTGTAATAACAAAATATGAAGATTTAACATTAGAATACTTAAAAAAACAATACAGAAAATTGGCTTTAAAAAATCATCCAGATAAGAATGGTAATACTCACGAATCGAATGAAAAATTTAAACAAATAAATGAAGCTTATAATTACTTGAAGAGAGAAATAACAAATTTAAATTATGATGATGTACAACATGAAACAGTCGGTGAAGAAGAGTTTTCGAGTTCTTCTCTCTATTCTGATATTCTAAAAGGTTTTATGAAGACTGTTTTTGAAGGAAAATACAACGAACTGCTAACTAAAATTGTAAATGATATAATATCATCTGGAAAAAGAATATCTGTAAAAATATTTGACGATTTAGATAAAGATACAACATTTAATATTTATACATTTCTCTCTAATAATCGTTATGTACTTCATTTAAGTGAAGAAATTTTAGATATTATTAGAGACATAGTAGTTAAAAAGTATGACAATGTTGAAGTATATAAATTAAATCCTACTATAAATGACATGATTAACAATAATTTATATAAATTGTATGTACATGATCAGTTATTTTTAGTGCCATTATGGCATAACGAATCATATTTTGATGGTTCTGGTTGTGAAATAATGGTTATATGTGAGCCCGAGCTTCCCAAAGGTATACAAATTGATGATGATAATAATATATGTATTACAAAAGAAATGTATGGTTATTCTGATTTAATGAATTTGGTACATTTAAATAACTCTATTCATGTAGTTATTGGAGAGAAAAAGTATGAGATTCCTCTTTCTCATTTGTATATGAAGAGTGAACAATATTATAGAATAAAAAATGAAGGGTTATCAAAAGTAAAGCGAGATATATATGATGTCTCCGAAAAATCCGATATTATTGTAAAAATTGTTATTACTAATTTTTCTCAATACTTTAATTTTAGCTAGAGTTATTTCTTCATCGTTGTTAAGGGCGTGGTTTTAAATCTTCAAGGATGTAAATTTAATTAACACGTATTCAAGCTTTCCATTTTAGAACTATACAATATAATATCTATTTTTTATTAAATTTTGAATATCATTTAAAAGTATTTTACGCTCTTGAAGGTGTAAAATGAGACAAAGGTCAAATCAAGTTCAAGGTTATGTTATAGAAACGGGAAATCAAAAAATATATGATTATGATACAAATCAATCGGTTTTATATTCACATTTTTTACATTGTTCTAGTTCTGTTTTGTTTGATATAATAAACATACTTTGCTATTTTATTTAATGGATTTATGGGAATTTTTATATCCGTGTTATTTCCTCCTCCATACACTTCTATCATATGTTGATTAAATTTAATTTCATTTTTATTAACTTCATCATATAAATAATTATTTTTATTTTTCAATTTGTAATCATAAGGTGTTTCTATAAAATTATCATTATTATCAAAAATTTCATTTATATCATTATTATTTTTATTGATAAAAATATCATTGTTTAATTTATCAACATATTCAAAAATAGTAGTAAATGTTTTAGAATCTAATAATGTTAATAGTGTAAAAAATTTATTTATGTTTGAATCATCATAATTTATATTTATAAATATATTATCTAATTGCTTATTATCTAATAGTTTATTATACACATATAAACCCATATAAATAGAAAATTTTATTGATTTGGGATTTGGTGGATTTAATAAATCTATTAAACTATTAAACCAGTCAAATATTTCTGATTGTAATGATATTTTAAATTGTTCTAAAACACCCAAAAAAATATTAAATTTAAAATTATTAAATTTATTGTCATTTAAATTTAAATTATTATCTAACCAATCTAATTCACCAACCAATAAATAATATGATTTGGGTTCAATATAAAATAATCTCCAACAAATTTCATAAAAGTATTCTTCTGGTAAATTACATTTATAAAATTCATAAATTGAACTTCCTGTTTTATTTTGAAAATAATAATTGGGGTCAAAATTTTGAATTTTATGTAAAGTTTTATTATACAACCAAATCAATTTATCATCAAATTCATTAGCAAATAAATTAATTAATTTGAAAATTATCAATAAACTAGGTTTATATATGTATTGAGTATTATTTGTTTTTTGATTTATCAAATTTAAAATAAAATTTTTATAATCATTTGAATTAAAAATTCTAAATTGTGATTCATTATTTTCTATATAGTCCGGAACTAATGAACTAAATATATTATTATCAATATATTCTTTTTCAATATTATTTTTTTGAAATAAATTTATATATATATCTTCTATAATTTGATAATTAATATTATTGTTATTCATTTTATGTAATATATAATAAAATAATATGTTATATATTTATATCAATTTTTATATCAATTTTTATGGAATCAAATATCTTACAATCAAATATCTTACAAGTTTTTCTAATATTATTGTCTTTATTATTCAAATAATATTTAACAGCATATATTTTATAATCTTCGCTTTTATGTGTCATTCATATAATAAAAAAAGAATATCTATTTTTTATTAAATTTTGAATATCATTAAAAAGTATTTTAATAAATATGAGTTGATAAATTAAGAAAAAAAATTTTTATCTTAATTTATTTTTATAACTTTATAATTTTATAACTTTATTTACGCATCCTTCTTCTTAGAAATAACGCGCTTCTTCTTCTCAGGAGCAGGCTCAGGAGCAGGCTCAACAACTTTTTCTACAACAGGCTCAACAACTTTTTCTACAACAGGCTGAGGAGGAGGCAACTCAAACTCTTCGTCTGAATCTTCAACAATAGTAGAAGATACAGCTCCATCAGGATCAATGTCCTCATCAGGAGGAGGAAGAGTTCTAAGCTTCTCAACCTCGGCTGCCTTAGGTCTCAAGAAACAAGTTCCCTCTACAATTGATGAAGTCTTTGGCTTTTGAACAATTGCTTGCTTCAAATTCCAAGTGATAGACACCTTTCCGTTTACAAACCACAACCCGCCACATTGAATCAAGCAGATTACATGCGTCTTAGGCTTCAAGAAATCAAGAGGAGATACATGAGTATAATTATTTCCCTTCAAGAATAGAGGTGCTCCTTCCTCATCATAAATCTCAGATTGCCAAACGCCCTTCCAACAAGGCACCTTAACGGTAAGAGTTGGAGGCTTGTTCAAATCAGGCTCAATACTTCCCTTTTCCTTCTTAGGATGTCTAAGCATAACATTAAATTTCTCTTCCATAACATCAGCACTCTTGATTTCCTTTCCAAACCACTCCTTTGAATAAGTCAAAGCATCAGCTCTAATCTTAGATTCTAGAGTACGCATTGACTTCAGGAATGCTTCGGCATCAGCATTTGTATATTCGCTATTAGGAAATTGAAGTGACATAGTATATTTTCCAGTAGGGTTCCTTGCTTGATCCATACCTTCTTGAGCTCCCCAAGTAAGCATTAGTGGTGTGGACAAAGTAAGCGACTCCTTAAAGTGCTTATTGTATAGATTAACAACTTTTCCTCCAGAAGGGTTCGCCTTAGGAGCACTGTATGAGAATACAGTGGTATCAATATTAGTTCCGTCGATGATTGCGCTAGACATTGTATTAGTATACATTACACTATTGTGATATCTTTAAATCAATTTTTTTTTTAAATATAAATGAAATTATGATGCGAGTGTGAGTTTAAGCTTATGATTTATGGTAAGAATTATATTTTTTATATTATATAAAAAAAGAGTTCAAAAAGAAAAATATATATAAATAATATATGAACAATTTTTTAAAAAAAAAGATTGAAGAAAACTTGATAGATGAATATATGTCTAATATTACGTCAAATTGTGAAAAAAATATGACGATAATTAAAAAACCTGTAAAAATTAATCTGGAAAATATAAGTATTCCAACAATAAATAATTATACCGAAATGACTAGATATAATTTTAATTTATCACAACTAAAAATTATAGCAAAAAAATATAAATTAAAAATTAGCGGAAATAAAAATCAATTGATAACACGTATATATTCGTTCCTATATTTTTCATCATATATTATTAAAATTCAAAGGTTATTTCGTGGAAATATAGCAAGAAAATATAAATTGCTTCATGGACCAGCAGCATTTAATCGTAAATTATGCACTAATAATGATGATTTTATTACAATGGAACCAGTTGAAGAAATTAATTATCATCAATTTATAAGTTATAAGGATGAAGATGGTTTTATTTATGGGTTTGATATAATTTCTCTTCATAATTTATTTTTAAAATCAAAAGATATTGAATCAATAAAAAATCCGTATAATAGAAACATAATACCTGAATCCGTCATAAAAACAATTAAATCAATAATAAAAATAAGCAAAATATTAAACATTCATATAAATTTACATTATGAAGATGATATACAAAATGTTTCAATCGAAAAAATGCTTGAACTAAGAGCTTTATCATTATTTCAGAATATAGATGCTTTAGGAAATTATTCAAATAGTCAATGGTTTCTCTCTTTGAGTAGGAATCAATTAATAAAATTTTTGAGAGAATTGTCGGATATATGGATTTATAGAGCACAAATAACACCAGAAACAAAAAGAAATATTTGTCCACCGTCAGGAGACCCTTTTAGAAATCTGAATATGCACTATATTCTTACTGAAGAAAATATGATAAATGTTAAAAAGGTTGTATTAGAAGTTTTAGAAAAAATAGTAAATAGCGGAGTAGACAAAGATAGTAAAGCTTTAGGCGCATGTTATGTATTAGGCGCTTTAACATTAGTTAATTATGATGCTGCTACATCAATACCATGGCTTTTTCAAAGTTTTGGACATTTTTAATTTTATGTAGTATAATAAAAAATGTGATTTAAAATATTCAACCATATTATCGTAACAATATATATTATTACGATAAAAACAACTTAAAAGGTAATTACTACTATATAGTATAATAAGATGCCAAAGAAAACTACATCTAAGACTGAGACTGAACAAGTCGTTCTTGCTACTTCTGTTGTTGAAACTGCTCCCGCGCTAGAAAAGAAGGCTAGAAAGCCCAAGGCTGCTCCTGTTGATGCCTCTGCTCCAGTTGATGCCTCTGCCCCGGTTGATGCCTCTGCCCCAGTTGATGCTGCTGTCGCTGAAACCGACGCTTCTCTTGCTGAGCAATCTGTTGAGTTTCTTGCCAAGCTTCAACAACTCGGAACCCTTATCTCCTCTTTGAAGACTGAATATAGAACTCTTGAGAAGAAGTGGTCTCGTGAGATCAAGACTGCTCAAAAGCAATCAAGTAAGAGAAAGAGAAAGGCTGGTAACCGTGCTCCTTCTGGGTTTGTCAAGCCTACTAAGATTTCTGATGAACTAGCTTCTTTCCTAGGAAAGGAAAAGGGAACTGAGATGGCTCGCACAGATGTTACCCGTGAAATCAACACTTATATCCGTGCTCACAAACTCCAGGACAAGGACAATGGACGCAAGATTATCCCTGATACCAAGCTAGCTGCTCTCTTGAAGCTTAAGAAGACTGACGAGCTTACCTACTTTAACCTCCAAAGGTATATGTCTCCTCACTTTGCTAAGGCTGTCAAGGTTGAAGTATCTGCTTAAATCTTAATTCTTAATATATAAAAATTTTATGGTATAAAAATACTATAAAATTTTTATAGTGATATAATTTTTTATAGTGATATAATTTTTTATAGTGATATAATTTTTTATAGTGATATAATTTTTATAGTTGAAACATTATATATTATATTATATATATATGTCTCAACCAAGAAGACCTCGTTTTATACCGAATAAAACAAATGAAAGATTTAGACAGAGTAAAACAAATAGAGATGCGTTGTTAATCAGTCGTCGAGATTCTGATGAAAATCCGAGCGGGTCTTTTACTGACATACAGGCAGGTTTATCCGACCATATAAATTCAGACTATATATACGAAGCGGACGACAATGCGATAGGAATAAAGGTAATATATTTATGGGTTAGTCATGGATTTGCTGTGTCAAGAGATCATTGCCTCCGCGCAATGGACAGCAAATTTAAAAAAATTTATATGTTTACAAAATTTTTAGAATTGGGGTTTGGTTACGATTTAGAACGAGTACAAAATAATATATGTTCTATTTCTTCTAATGGGTATGTAGCTAGACAGAATAAACAAAGTGGAATTACATTCGCATACTTGCCTCCTATCATGTTTAAATATAAAGCGGAAGACACAAAAGATTCATACATGGATCAAGTAATGGGATTAAATCGTTATGAGTTGAATTATTCGGTTGATAAATATGGGAAAAAAAGTTGTAGAGTAATAAAGAACGAACGTATATTTGATCTTACTTTTATGTTGCGTATGTTTGATATTAATTTTATTACATATTCACAAATTTTCAAATTAGTGGTGGATAATTGTAAAAAAACCAATATATCACCAAATGATATTACTCTAGCTATATTTTCTTGTCAATCTTTAAATAGCATATATGAAAATGTCTCAGCTTATACAGATACTATAAAACCACATCTGGAACTCCCACTTATTAAAGCAAATATAGTTGATAAAATCGAACTTGGTGAAGTATATTTCATGTTTACTATGCCGTTAAATACTGCGGTTGATGATAAAGATTGGCAACCTCTAGCTAAGGCAACACACCAAGGGTGCGCATTAAATGTATTATCATATTATGATATGTTACACGAGAATGACGCAAGAGGTTCAGTAACTTGTTTAACACTGAAAGGTACTTCAATATATAAAATTGTTGATTATATAAATGACTATTATGTAAAAATAGGTGTTACATCATTTAAATATATGATTTTTAGATTTCCTATAAGTAATGGATTAAAATTCATTGTAAATACGGCGGCAAGCGCACGTTTAAATTCAGTATTTGTATTTAAAATGTATAGAGATACTAGATATAATGGTGGTATTAGTCATGTAGGACATACAATATCAATTGTAAATAAAGACGGCAAATTAAAAATTTTAGATCCGCAAGCAAGGAAAGCTCTTGAAATCAACCCATCTTGGAATGCGGGAGAGATCGTTTATCATATAGGTGCATTATACCCAGGTGTAATATGGAGCTATGTTGATATTATATTTTTTTTGAAAGGGTCAGAAGTCTTCGGTGCTGGGGGTAGTTTAGAATTTAATCCTGAATATTGTCCTACAAAAGGATTTTTACAGGATTTTTTAAGACATTGGGGTTGTGAGATTTTGCCTAGTAATGATAGAGAAAATGTAATATATGGTGGTTATAAAAGTAAAGGTAAAAGTAAATGTAAAGGTAAAACTAAAGGTAAAACTAAAAGTAAAGCTAAAAGTAAAGGTAAAACTAAAAGTAAAGGTAAAACTAAAAGTAAAGGTAAAACTAAAAAACATTATAACCAAAATGGAGGAGATGATAAGTTTGATAAATTAATGATTGAGCTTGATGCTAAGAATAATATAGAAACTGTTTTACACCCTACAGATCAATGTATAAGATAGGTATAAATATAAAGACATTTTAATTTTGATATTATAAATTGTAATATAATGGGCAGTGATTTAGATACCTACAATGAAAACATAATTAACAAAAAATAAAATTATATAGTCTCATGTAGACTAAATAATTTATAATTATTATTTTTGTAATACTTATTATATTTAATTATAGTATAATGAGTGATTTAGATACTTACAAGCAAAATAGGATTGACGAAAATAATCATATTTTTAATGTTATCGTATCTCGTTTATATTATACAACTGTTTCAAATATTAGAAGAGTTCAAAGAAGTAGACAATCAAATAGAGTAAAACAAACCCAAATTAATTCTTTAGTTAACCAATACTATAGTAATGTTAATAATCTAAAATCTAATTTAGATAAAAGTATTTTAAGTATTAAAAATTATGTCCCAAAAACAATAACAATTAATAAAAATAAAAAAGCTCTTTTAATTGGCATTAACTACACAGGAACATCCAATGAATTATATGGTTGTATAAGTGATGTAAATTCAATTAAAGAGAGAATAACTGATAAAGGATTTAATGATATTAATATTATGACCGATTTAACTACAAAAAAAGCTACAAGAATTAATATCTTAGAAGAGTTTAAAAATCTTCTTATTAATTCACAATCAGGTGATTTATTATTTTTTTCATTTAGCGGACATGGTTCTTATACTATAGATAGAAATGGTGATGAAACTGACGGACGTGATGAATTAATTGTATCATGTGATTTAGAAGGCATTCTTGATGATGAATTAAAATCATTAATACAATCTCATTTAAAACCAGATGTAACTTTATTTGCTTTATTTGATAGTTGTTTTAGTGGTTCTGTTTTAGACCTTAAATATCAGTTTATGGATTCTCTTAATTATGACAAATATACAGAAAATTCGAAGCAATTAGAAACAAATGGTAATGTTTTTATGATTAGTGGATGTACAGATAATCAAACCAGTGCTGATGCTTTTATAAATAATAAACCTAATGGCGCAATGACTTGGTCTTTATTAGAAAGTTTAAACCAAAATCCAGACTGTAGTTGGAGAGAACTAGTTAAAAATATGCGTGATTTATTAAATACATCTCAATTTACCCAAATACCTCAATTTTCATGTGGAACTTTTGAAAACATAGATGCAACCGTTTTTATTTAATATTATTTCTCTCTATTTGCCACAGTTTCAAAATCAGTAACACTGTCATCATCTGATTCATATTCATAAAACGCCTTCTGAAGTTCTTCAAATGTGATATGAGGTTGATATTTTAAAACAGTTTGAGCATTTATATTATCATCAACATCGTCTAATTGATATTTTTGATTTAAAATATAACGAACCACAAATGTAACATCAAGCATTTGTGTTTTTAAAATATCAATCATATTAACAGCATAAATATAATCTTTTAGTGTTTGTCTATCATATTTATTATTATATAAATCTAACATTGTATATAATAATATAACCCTAATTTTAAATAGAAAAAATTTTATATTTTTAATTTTATATTTTTCAGAAAATAAGAAGTCATCTATTTCCGAAATATTTTAATTATTTATATATATTATAATGACAAATTTTACTGTTACTGAAGGAAATGGAACAGTTTATGAAGAATTAGAAACCAATCCAGATATTAAAGTTGGAGACACTATTGAATTTCTATCTAATAATCAAGAAGGATATGAAAAATATAAAGTAATTTTAGGAGATACTGGTGAAAAATCTCTTAAATTAATTGATAGTTATGACCATCAAATGGGGTATTATAATTATGTTAGTGAACAAGATGTTCCACTAGATACCCAATCTACCCAATTAGATACCCAATCTACCCAATTAGATACCCAATCTACCCAATCTACCCAATCTACCCAATCTACCCAATCTACCCAATCTACCCAATTAGATGATTATACACAAGATACTCAACTAAATACTCAGGAAAATAACGGTTATGAAGAAATGTTCGGAGGGAAAAAAAGAAAAACACATAAAAGAAAAACACATAAAAGAAAAACACATAAAAGAAAAACACATAAAAGAAAACCACATAAAAGAAAACCACATAAAAGAAAAACACATAAAAGAAAACCATACCGTAAACATTAACTTAAATCAAAAAAAAATTTATTGTTTAAAATTGGTTGCTTTCAAGAAATATAAATCCGTCTGTTTTTAAAATTTGTTTAATGTTATCTTTCATGATTGTTCCGTTGATAATTTTAACATTTTCAAAAACTTTAATATTATCATGACCTTTACTTAAATCAAATATGTTATAAATTTTTTTTAGATTTTCGCTGTCTCTAATATAGTTTGTATTCTCAAGTAACCAATCATAAAAGTCATTGGTATTATTTTTATCTTTATGAAATTTTTTAAAATATTTTAATGTAGTGTATAATGTAGGTGAATTTTTAACATTATCATTTAAATTATTATAGTCTGTTCCTGATAATACACAAATTTCTCTCAATTCTTTTTGTGTTACACCCAAATTTTCAAGAATTCCTTTCATATCATAAATAACCGCAGTATGGTTTAATAAGCTAATATATCTTATAACTCGTGGACAACCATAAACAAACATATCCATATCTTCACTTAAGCAAGCCCATACCTTTCCTCTAATTGATAGAATAGCACATAATTCGTCAGCCTCACCAGGAGCATCATAATAAGTCGCGCCATATGATATAATAAGCTCTTTAACATTTTTAATATCATTCTTATTAATATTAACAAATGATCTTTTTAACATATCCATATTATTAATTAAATCCTGCCTTTCAATATCATCTAAATCATCATTATTTATTAATTTATTTTTAAGTAGGTTATATTCTTCTTCAGCGCGTTTTCTATCATGACGCCGTTTTTTTAGTAGTTCGTTTTTTTCAGTAGGAGGTTTACCGTCAAAAACGAATATAGGAATCACGTTATAATGTCTAAATACAGAAAGCATTAGATAAATATTTTCAATTAATGTATCATCTGACGCGTATTTATACATATAAATACTTATATCTACAGCAATCTTTTTACCAGATAATTCTGATAAAGATATCAACTTTGTAGATTCACTTGCATTCTCCTTAAAGAACTTGTTTAAATGTTTAATTCCCATTGTATTTATTTGTATTTAGTATACAGAAATTTTTTATATTCAATTTTATTTTTTAGGTAATTATAAAACCGTTAACATTCAGGTACTTCGTAATAATGTGTAATTTTGTTTTCTTCATCTAATCTTAACACTGGCTTAGATGGTTGTTTTTTTTTCAAGATAATAAGCTTATAATATTATTACAAATGTTATAAAGACACATATCATTAGCATTTATTTTATTTATCTTAATAAAATGTATTAAATCTACTTATACAATATATTGTAATACTAATATGAGACCAAGACAAATCGCTTCGCAAAATTTAATAATTTCAGTATATAATACTCTAAGAAAACTTAATAAAGAAAAGGTTTCTAGTGATAAGTATTTTAATCGTGTTTATTTATGTTACGAAGAAACGAACAATAAAACTCCAACAACATATGGACAAATTGTAGGATTCAATTGCCACAAATATAAATCATTTCAAGATGCCGACAATCGGATATTCAAACATAGAAAAGAACTTCATACATTAAATATACGACACACAATAATACCTATATGTAAATGGGTACCTGAAGTATTTGACAAATATATATTACATTGGAAATTGGAAAAATTATATTGGTAGGAGGAAAATATATATTAGGACAAGTATACCGTAAACGATAATAGTAAATAACTCATTGTATATACAATTTATAATTGTAAATATTATATCACGATAATTTATAAAAACTTTTTTATAAATTATCAATTCATAAAAAAATTGAATTGCTTTTTAATTATATAATATTATATAAAAACTAAAAAATGAATACTCGAAGTAAAACTGCTTTAAACAATACACCTCTTAATGTTAACATTATTATGAATAGCGATAATAATATAAAGGAAACAACTATGAATCCTTTATATGAAGTCAATATTGACTTTGATGAGGCAAGCAAAGCATGGAAAGCAAACAAACGTTTAATTGGAAATGGTCATTATAGATATTTATGCTGTAAAAAAAATAAAAATAATAATTGTTGTCTAACAAAATGTTTGCCTGGAGATAATTATTGTAAAACACATTTAAAAATGTTTAACGAAGGAAAAATTTAATTCCGTCGCATTTGGCTTTTATCCGTCGCCTTTGGCTTTTATCCGTCGCCTTTGGCTTTTATCCGTCGCCTTTGGCTTTTATCCGTCGCCTTTGGCTTTTATCCGTCGCCTTTGGCTTTTATCCTAATTCACAAATACTCATACGCAAGTTTGATAAAACATATGATAAATTTATTTTTTTACTTTTTTTGTGTAGGTCATTTAAAAAACTTTTTGTTTCTGTTACACCATTTATCATACTACTACTTTTGTAGTGTTTCGCTATAAATTTACAAAAATCACTTTGAGCTTTAATTGTTTTTTTAAACTGTAAGAGAGAAAGATTATTAGTTTTACACCATGATAAAAATCCTTGATAATTATTTATTAATACTGTTTTTATAATATAATACGACAGAACATTCGTTTTTTCCTTATATAAGTTCTCTCTGAGAATTCGACTACGCTCTGTTTCCGAATATAAATCCTTGTATGTTAAACCCATAAAGTCTAATGTTTTAACAAGCTGAAAAAAACTAAACGTTCTTTCAAAATTAATAAAAAATTCAGCATTATAGAGAAATTCATCTATATCATTTTTATTCTTTAATGAAAAAAAACTACAGAACAATGCGTTGTTAATTTCAGCCCATAATTCTGTATATGCTTCATATAAGTTTACATTTGAATTTACTTTAAATATATCTAAAATACACTTATGTACGTCGTTATTATTCATATCCGAAAAATCTAAAGCAAAATTGTGGAATGTTTCGTGAATAAAAACCTTAAACCATTCTTCTTTTCTAAATACTACTATTTCTGAATCCTTTGGACATGTACTTGTAAATGCTGTATTTACATTAATTCCATCAAGTATAAAAATATTTGAATTCGGAAATTTTTTTTCGAGAGAAGTAAAATATAAATATATAACTAATGAAGTGGCACATTGTTTGGAAGCATATTGATTTAATATAAATAACCACATAATGATAGAATCAACATATTTATTATAAGTCTCCAGTTGTAACTCAACATTGTTATCTTCAACTATAAAATGTACTTTAATATTTCTACCGTAGAGAGAAAAGTGATATGTTAATTCTGACATAGTTAGTTCATCAATATGTTTTCGTACTAATTCAGGGAAGCTATTTGAATTAAAATTTTGTGGTTTAGATATTTGTGTTGCTGTCAAAACTGTTTTTGTTGTAATAGTGTAATATTGTCCTTTTTGTTTTAAGTTATTTAAATATGTATAAGCATTTAGGATATTGTTATACAATTCAATAAGTATAATATCAGTGCGTTTAGTTTGTTTAATATTATTAATATGTTTGTTTTTTGTAAAAAATAACATAAGCTGTTTACTATTTTTTGATAGTTTCATTTACTATATTGTTCTATTAATTTTTAATAAATTG